TATAGGTGCTATTGAGCCACCTAGTGATGTAGAAGATTTTTCATGTAATATTGTTGGACAAGAGGCTCACTTATCATGGTCGCAAATACCTGATTTAGATTTAGCATATTATAATTTAAGATTTAGTGAATTAACTGATGGAACTGCTAGTTGGCAAAATTCAGTTAATTTAGTTTCTAAAGTATCTCGACCAGCAACTTCAATTTCTGTTCCAGCTAGACAGGGTACTTATCTGATAAAGGCTGTTGATAAACTAGGCAACTTTAGTTCTGATGCAACTGCAATTATTTCAAATGTTACAGATGTTATTAATCATAATGCAGTAGCAAGTTTAACAGAACACCCAAATTTTAATGGAACATTTAATAATACAATATTAACAGATGACGCAATAGAATTAGATTCTTCAGAATTATTTGATTCAGCTAGTGGATTTTTTGATTCTGAGCCAGTTAGATTTTTTGATTCTGGTACAAGTGATGCTGACTTTTTTGCTAATGGTAATTATGAATTTTCAGATATTATTGATATAGGTGCAAAACATACTGCTAGAATTACAGCATCATTAAGTCAAACTTCAGATAATCTTGACGATCTTTTTGATTCTCGTAGTGGGTTATTTGATAGCCAACCTTCTAACTTTGATGGAGATACACCAGCAAACTGTGATGCTCATTTAGAAATAGCAACTTCAGATGATAATGTAACTTATACATCTTTTCGAAATTTTGTAATAGGAAACTATACTGCGAGATTTTTTAAATTTAGAGTAGTTTTAATATCAAGAGACTTAGCATCTACTCCAAGAGTTACACAAGCCTCAGTTACAATAGATATGCCTGATAGAATATTTAGTGGAAATGATATAACTTCTGGTGCTGGAACTTATACAGTAACATTTACAAACCCATTTAAATCTGTTAATTATGCTGTAGGAATTACAGGCGAAGATTTAGATACTGGAGATTTCTTTGTAGTAGAAAATAAGACTATAAATGGCTTTGACCTAACATTCAAAAATTCAAGTGGTACAGCAATAAGTCGTACCTTTGATTACTTGGCAAAGGGCTATTGATATATTAAAATAAAAAGAGTATAAGAACGATATGGCACAACATGATTACGACATAGCAAATCAAAGTTTCCCAGCTTTTAGATCAGATTTAAATTCTGTTTTAGATGCTATTATTTCAACTAATTCAGGAACTTCAAGACCATCTTCAGCAGTTGTTGGAACATTATGGTTTGATACATCAACTTCAACATTAAAAATTTATAATGGAAGTTCAGATGTAGCAGTAGGAGAATCAAGTTGGGTTTTTAAAAGTGCAGATTTCAATGCTAGTGCTGGAAGCAAAAATTTTGTAGATACATCTGGTGGTACAATTACAGCAACTTTACCAGCTTCTCCATCACAAGGAGATGAAATAAGATTTATAGATGTAGGTGCAACTTTTGATACTAATGCTTTAACAATAGCAAGAAATGGAAAACCTATTGCTGGTGATTCAAGTGATTTAGTGGTAAATACTGAAAGAGCTGGTTTAGGTTTAGTTTTTTATAATGATACTCAAGGGTGGGTTTTAATAGAGAAATAATATGGCAAATTACGAATCAATTAAATATAATTTCGATGGTGCAAACTTAACAGGAGTTGAGGGTGTTCCAACAGGAACAATAGTTCCGTGGACAGATTCTTCTATACCATCAGGTTTTTTAGAGTGTGATGGTTCAAATGTTTCAAGAACAACTTATGCTGATTTATTTGCAGTAATAGGAACAACTTATGGTGTTGGAGATGGAGCAACTACTTTTGGATTACCAGATTTACAAGACAATGTTCCCGTTGGAAAATCTAATAACAAAGCATTAGCATCAACAGGTGGTGCTAACACAGTAACACCTACAGGTTCAACAGCTAACGCAACTTTATCAGAATCTCAACTTGCATCACATACACACAATGTAATTAAACAAACAGGTCATAGTAATATAAATAGAGGGCCATTATTAACTTACAATACTCAATACACAGCAAATTCATCATCAGGAAGCACAGGAAGTGGAAGTGGACACTCCCATAATATGAGTATGGACGCAACATCAACCTTACAACCATATATAGCTTTAATATATGTTATTAAAACTTAGGAGAATTTATGTCAGCTAAAGGAAATTGGACAATTATATTTGAAGATAAAATTATTATAAAAAATTATGATGAAGGTTCTAATAAAGGTATAGGTTATAATATTGATGATGATTCTTTTTGGAATCAATCTAAATTTTCAAATATCTGGGCTATTCAATATGGAACATCAAACAGTTCTGATGAAGTAGAATATAGAGATTCAACACCTCATTCATCATTTGCAGATGCTAACATTGGAAATATATCTCAATTTTCTAGCAAATGGGATTCAGTTCATTTAACTAAAATTCAATCAGATTGGGATAACAATGGTGTTTTAGATGAAACTGATGCTGAAAAAATTACTAGATTAGGTGCTAGACCTACTTCTTATACATCTTCGTAATCTTCAATAAATAAAGTAGCAGTATATCTTCTTAAATTAGGTATTTTACTTGCGTGTTGTGAGTGATATTTATTTGATGGAAACATTACTGCTCTATTTTCTTTAAAGCCAACATGAATATCTAATTCAAGATCGGTGTAAAAAACTGTTCCATTTGTAACAGCAGTTTGACCAGAAACCATAAATAATATATTTGCAACACCACTTAAAGTATCTATATGTGGTTTGAAATGATCTAAATTTCTCTGATCTATACCAGAATTAAAATTCAATTTATTAATCTTTATTTTGAACTTAGATTCAGATTGTTCTTTAAATATCTTTAATAGTTCTGGTTTATCCTCTAAATAATATCTATTACCATAATGATATTCTTTTGTTTTCTCTGGTGCATTATCAAAAAACTTTGGAGTGTAAAATGCTTTGTATAAAGCAAAATGCTGAAATAACTCTAAGTGTTTTTTATCTAAAAAATTATCTATTATTTTTATCATCTAAGCATTAACCATGATGTCAGTATATATTTTTCTCCACTTAAAGGTGGGTTTCCTCTATGAACGTATGGAAAGCCTGATGGCCATATAACTATTCTACCTTTTTTTGGTTTCACTCTTTTTGAAAAATGTAAAAATTCTGTTTCTCCACCATCTTCAACATCATTTAAGTAAATAGTAAAAACAAATGCTCTAGCTTCATTATCAAAACCAACATTATGTTCTAAGTGCCATACATGGTAGCCTTGTGTTGGTAGTGTTTTTTGAATTTTTAAAGATGTATAATGAAAAGGATTTGCATAAGATGATCTTGCACCTGTTTCTTTACAATAATGATTCCAAGCTATATCAAAATTAACTATAATTGTTTTTAATTCCTCATACCATACATCAACATTAGTTCTATCTGCAAAAAATTGATTATCTTGTTTGTTAGTAATTGGAACATTCTCTGTTCTCATTCTATCAAATGTTCTTTTTAATTTACTTTCGTTTTCAAATAATTTTATAGCATTATCACATTCTTGTGGCATGATATAATTATCATATACACCTATAAAATTTTCTATTTTAGCTGTCTTTTGATTCATTTGTTATAACAAACTTATAATGCCTGTTTATATTTTGCTTATAAAATTGCAATCTTTCTTTTTGAATATCTATAAATGCAAATATTGTTTTATCATCTATTTGTGGTTTAAATTTAATAAATGTTGTTGATATGTCTTCTTCAATAGCATCAATAGTATTATTTGTTTGATCTTCTATACTAAGAATTTTTAAATTGTTATCTTTGCATTTTTGAAAGAAAATAACAAACATTTCTTTTGTCCATAAATCTGTAATTAAAATATACCCTTTTGGTTTTAAAATGTTTTTAATATTTTGCAGAGCAATATTTTGATCGTAGAAAAAGTGCATAGAGCAATTTAATATTATAAAGTCAAATGACGAATCTGCTATTTTAGTATTATAGAGATCATCTTGAATATAATTACATTGTTTATATTTTTGTCTTGCATACTCTATAAAAGAATAATTAATATCTGTTCCTGTAACTATACTATCTTTAAAATATTTCTGTATAATATAACTGCCTCTACCATAACCACAACCTATGTCTAAAATAGATTTGTTATTTGTATCTATATTTTTAAACAAATTTAAGTAAGTTGTGATCTGATTAGGAAAATCAAAATCTTCTTTATTTAAAGTAATATCTTTATCTTTTAAACCATGATTCTGTAATGGTAACCAACTTTTGTTTTTTACATAAAGATCAAAAAAATTTTGATCTGATAAATTAGGTTTCATTTTATATTTAAATATATATACTATTTACAGAATTAATTGCAAATCATGTATTTTCAAAATATAGAGTTTTATGAAACAGATAAGTTTCAATATCTTCTTATTCATAAAAATGGCTCAAGTACAATACGAGAAACAATAAAATATTTAAATCCTGTATTTTCAACAAAAGTTAATTTAAATAAGGTAAGATGGACAGTAATAAGAGAGCCTTATGAAAGATTTGTTTCAGGACTTAAATATGATCTTAAAAGACAAAATTTAGACTTAAAAGATATAGACATAAATTCCACATTCAATTCTCGTATAAATAATTTTTCAAGAGTAAAAGGAAATGTTAATCATACAGCATCTCAAGTTCCTTATTTAATAAATTGTCATATTAATTGGTATGTAGAGTTAAAAGATTTACATAGATTTTTAAAGATTCATTTTGGTACTGTTCAATATAAAAATATTGATAAAAACAACATAGAATTAAATTTAAACAAAAAACAAATTATGAAACATTTAGAGTTGGATTATTATGTTTATAACAAGATTTTAAACTCCGAACATTTATGGAAATGGCAACAAGGTAAAATATTTTAATATGAAACCTCTTAATGGTCTAAAAAAAGATTTACATAGCTATTTTACAAATACTGAAATGAATAGAGTGTATAATCTAATAAATAGAAAAGATTGGTCGCCTTTTATGAATCATGGTTATAAAAATTTAGATAATTCAGATGTGATTAAATATAATAACGAAGATATTAAATGGTCTAATAGAATTAATTTATATACTCATTTAATTGAAATTCTTAAAAAATATATTTCTAATTTTGAGGATTTAAAATTACTAGATGTTGGTTGTGGTTTTGGTTATGGCTCATTTCTTCTAAAAAAATATTATAAATTTAAAAATGTAACTGCTTTAGATTTTAATGGTAACTTTATAAAAGATGCTAAATCAAAATTTAACAATGTTAATTATATTCATGGTTCAGCTACAAGTTTGCCTTTTAAAGATAACTCTTTTGATTTACTAACTAATATTGAATCTTTACATCATTATAAAAATAATCATTTTTACTATAGAGAGGCATATAGAGTTTTAAAAAAAGGTGGTTATTTATTAATGACCGACCCTTTTGATCCTTATGAAAATGATCTTATAGCTGAAGATTTTTTTGCACGATCAGGTTTCTATATGACAGATAAAATAAATATTACACCAATGGTTATCAAATCTTGTGAAGATGATCTAATTAATTTTAAATTAAAACATAAAGAACTTAACAATCAACAATTAAATTACTTTGAAGATATTGCTAAACAAAAACACAAATTGTATAATAGTAACGGAAATATTTTTCTTTCTTACATTTTTTATAAAATATGATAAAAATTTTAAACATATTAAAACATTGGAAAAACAATATATGGAAGAAATTAAACAGCGAATTAAAGAACATGAAGGGTTTAGGGATACTGTGTATTCCGATAGCTTGGGTTTTCGTACTATTGGCTATGGTCATTTGGTATTGGATTCCGATAACTTTGTTGAG